CTTGTGCGGCAAGAGATCTTGTAAAATGAGCAGCAAAATCTCCTTTTGCTATTAAATTCGTCCCACCTTTTAAAAAATCGGATACTAATGTTCCAACATCAGTCAGACTGTTTATCTTTGCTCCACCTTTCATGGTGTCTGTAACAAAACCTAAAACTTGAGCAGTCAATCCATCAAGTTCTCCTTCCGTATATTTTACAGTATTTCCATCTTGTATATTTGATGGTATGGGTAGAAAAATTGTGCCCTTACTAGATTTGTATTCCTTATTGGTGGTCTCTGCATTTCTATATCTATTTTTTCCTCTTCTATAATCGTTACTCAAAGTTACTTCTATTTCCCCGGGTACCGTACTACTTTGAATTTTTTGTTGTTGTCCACTATTATCTACCGTTTTTTTATCATAAAATATCTTAAAAGTTTCTTCGTTAGAACCTGGAGGTATATAATCTACAGTATTAATTCTCAAATAATCAGTGTCTTCCTCAAATGCATCTAGAGGATAACGAAGTATTCCTGAATTAATTTTATTTCTATTGTAAGCAGGCATTATCGTTTTTCTAACTATTTAGAATGAATTTTTGAATTGGAAGCTCTCTTGCATCTGCAAGCTCATCTGGATATATTTGGTATAGTGATCCAACAACTTCTTCCCAAGTATATTGACGATAATCTCTCCAGTGATAATTAAGTCCACGAAATCCCCAACGAAATATATCAGTAACTGCCACCAAAGGATTTTGATCGTATTGTATTAGAGGAGTTTTCGGTCTATAAACAAATACATAATACTTTCCAACATCTGGGACGAGTGTGGTATCATCACCAAGAGTATTCATTAATTCCATCATAATATCATCGGCATCTTCTGTGCCAATTAGATTATCAACGACTCCACGAATGCGATTACGATTATCATCGGTTGGATATCTCATTTACGGATCCCTAATTCGTCTTCGGTAATAACTTTAAATTCCCATTGACGATCTTCACAAAAATCTTTGGCAGCTTTCCACTTTGCCTGATTTCTTGCATACTCTTTAACTTCGTAAATATATCCTTTGGTTTTTCTTTTTGGTCTTATTGGTTCAATACACTGCTTTTTGGGCTTTACCTCAATTAGCATTTTTTTAATTGCACCATTAGATTCTTTTACTTTGATATAGAAGTCAGGATAATAACGATGAATTCTATTATCTAATGGTGAACGATAAGGGAGTGCGATTTCTTCACTTGCCCACTCTAAAATATTTTCATTCTTATCACAATAAATCATAAACTTTCGCTCCCATAGAGAACGGTAGACTATATTTGATGGATTTCCTTTATATTTTTTAGGAAAGGATGGTTGAAATTTTCCTTTATATGCCATCTAAATACTTAATAATGTAGAATCTTATAAGGTATTTAGAGTGGCAAAAACATTCGTCGAGCCAATCAGTATGGAAACCGCAAAAGCGCGGTTGGGTGAATTATCACATACTAACCAATATTTGGTTTCTTTTTCAGCACTCGGTGATGATTTGAGAAAGCATATGAAAAAATATGCAAATGTCAGTGAGGAGTTTTCGACAAGGAGATTGGGACTGCTTTGTTCGGAAGCATCTTTGCCATCAAGCACATATGCAACAGCAGAAGTTAAAGATAATTATCTTGGTGTAACGCAAGAATTTGCACATACAAGAATGTATGCCGACACGGACTTTACTTTTTATGTGGATTCAAATTACGATACATTAAGATTTTTTGAAGGATGGATGGATTATATTTCTGGTGCTGGTGAAGCACAAAGTAAAAGAAAAGGATACTACAGAAGATTTGCATATCCCGAACAATATAAAGTCGATACAATGTCGATTACTAAATTTGAAAAAAATGCCAAAGGCACTAAATTGCAATATGATTTTATTAATGCATTTCCAAAGGGTATGACTTCGATACCATTATCATATGGTCCAGCAGAAATATTAAAAGTTACAGTTACATTTAATTATGACCGATATGTCATAGATAGGTCACTAACCAATAAAGAAATTTTTTCTAGAACCTCTGAATACAATCCAGATCCTGAATTAACAAGAAGAATTAATTCTGGAGAATTAGATTTGGATGTTGATCTTGGAAGTGAGGGTTTTATATTTCCGTTGGGTCAATAAATAATCAAAACTGAATTTGTCATAGGATATTATGCCTTTACCAAAGATTTCGACACCGACATATGAGTTGGAATTGCCATCCAATAAAAAGAAAATAAAGTATAGACCTTTTCTTGTTAGGGAAGAAAAGATTCTAATTATGGCATTAGAATCTGAAAATACAAAACAAATTAGTGATGCAATTGTTCAAGTATTGAAAGATTGTATCTTGACAAGGGGAATTAAAATAAACGAACTTGCAACTTTTGATATTGAATATTTGTTTTTGAATATTCGTGCAAAGTCCGTTGGTGAAACTGTGGAAGTTAATGTCACCTGTCCTGATGATGGAGAAACCATGGTGCCCATGGAAATTGCTATTGATGACATTAAGGTGCAGAAAGAAAAAGAGCATACTAATATCATTAAGTTGGATGATAAACTTTCAATGAAATTAAAGTATCCATCAATGAATCAATTTATTGAATCCAATTTTGAAGTTTCTGATTCGGACATGGGTGTTGATCAATCACTTAAAATGATTACTACTTGTGTGGATATCATCTATGATAGTGAGGAAAGTTGGAGTGCTTCTGACTGCACAAAGAAAGAATTAACTGATTTTATTGAGCAGTTAAACACGAAGCAGTTTAAAGAAATTGAAAACTTCTTTACTACTATGCCAAAACTTTCACATAAAGTAAATGTGAAAAATCCAAATACTGGAGTAGAATCTGAAGTGGTATTGGAGGGTCTTGCAAGTTTTTTCAGTTGAGTATGGCTCATACAAGCCTTGAGTCATACTATAAAAATAACTTTGCCTTGATGCAACATCATAAATATTCATTGACGGAGCTAGAAAACATGATCCCTTGGGAAAGGGAAATTTATATTGCATTATTGGAACAGTATATTGAAGAAGAAAACTTAAAGCAGCAACAGCAGAGTGGCATTTAGTAATCAATCCTATACGGCACCATCGATTCCTAAACTGAGTAAGAAAACGATTTCTTCTCCGTTGATTCGTGGTGCTTCTAAAATATCTGCAACTTCATCTGCACCAAAATTAAAAATTAGTAGGGCGAGTTTTAAAAAAAATTCTCCATTAGGTGATGATTCACTTATAAACACGGTTGTTGATCAGACACAATCGATAGACGAAACGAATAGAATACTTGTAGAAATTCAAAAACAACTTGCTCTTGATTTTGCATATAGAATTGCAGAGGAGCGAGATTTTATTAAGAAATTAAAGAAGCAAGAATCGAAAAGAAAATTTGAAAAAGAGGAATCTAGATTAGAGGCAGGTAGAAAGGTAACCGGTGCAGTGGGTGGAGTTTTCAATAAGATAACTCAACCGGTGAAAGGTGTATTTGATAAAATTTTAGAATTCTTTAGTTTGATAGCAACTGGTATATTGCTTAATAAAGCTTTTGCCTGGTTGCAAGATAAAGGTAATAGGGAAAAATTATTTAAAGTATTTGATTTTATAGGAAAAGCATTTGTTCCTTTTATAATTGGAATAGTAAGTTTAAAAGTTGTTAGTATAATTGCTAAAACAATTTCACTTGCTGCGAAATTGTTTAGTATAGGTAAAAAAATACTTGGATTGGGTGGTAGAGGTATAAAACCTCCTCGTGGAGGAGGACCTGGTGGTGGAAATCTTTGTAATCAAATTGCTCAATGCTTTGGTAATCCTGCAGTTGTAACAAGTATTGCTGCTAATTTGTCAAAAGTTGTAATGGGTTCTGGTGTAGTTGCTGGTCT